AGAGAGATAGAGCGACTTTATGGGGTTAATTACGCTAAAGTGTGGCGAGAGATTAAAATAATTAAAGAAAGGTTAAAGCAAGACCAAAAGATAAAAGAAACCTATTATAAAAACATCAGATAATGGCAACAGGAAAGAAAAGAGGTAGACCAGCAAAAAAGAAATCAGCACCAAAAAAGAAACCAGTAAAAGCAGGTCTAGGAGATAGCATAAAAGCATTTACAGAAAGCATAGGAGTAAAAGCCTGTGCAGGTTGTAATGCTAGAGCAAAGTTCCTAAACAAAGCATTTCCTTACAATCAAAAGAAGGGCGAAATGACTAAGCAACAATTTGATGATTGGAAAGCTTTTAAGGAAGTAGAAAGAACTGCAATCACAGATGTTGAAATGGACTTAATCCAAGACACCTACAACGCTATTAATCACACCGCAGTTATTCCTTGTAGAAATTGCGGAGCATCTGGTTGGCAGCAGCTAATTAAAAACATTGACAAACACTACCAACAATACTTATGAGCGTATCAGATTATCCCAAAGGAATAAGCGAAGCAGCAGCACGAGGCATAAAGCTAAACGAAAAAGTAAATAATAAATGTGCTACTCAAGTAGGCAAAGTAAGAGCAAGACAACTATCCAATAGAGAGCCTATAAGCGAGGAGACAATAACAAGAATGTACTCGTATTTAAGCAGAGCAAAAAAGCAGTACGATAAAGCAAAAGATGATGAGAGTTGTGCTAAAATAAGTTACCTTTTATGGGGTGGCGAACCAGCTTTGCGATGGAGTGAACGTTGGTTAAAACAACAAGAGAACAAATGACAATTACACACGATTACGAACCAGAAAAACCAAGAGAATGTACCTGCACTTTGAATTTAGGTACTTGCTTTTGTGATAATTAAAACAAAAAAAAATGGAACTAGTAAAAATTAACAAAGTAAAACCAAACGAAAACAATCCTAGATTAATAAAGGATAGCAAATTTAAGAAGCTGGTAAAATCAATAAAAGAGTTTCCAGAAATGCTAAAATTAAGACCTATCGTAGTTAATAGCGATATGGTAGTGCTAGGGGGTAATATGCGATTAAAAGCGTGTAAGGAAGCAGGTTTAAAAGAAGTGTGGATATTAAAAGCTGATGAACTTACAGAAGAGCAGCAAAAAGAATTTATAGTAAAAGATAATGTAGGCTTTGGTGAGTGGGATTGGGATATATTAGCTAATGAGTGGGATAACCAAAAATTAGAAGATTGGGGTTTAGAGTTTATGCCATTTAAAGCAGAAGTTTTGGAAGCGGAGGAAGACGATTTCAACGAAGAACCACCCGAAGAACCCGTTACTGTATTAGGCGACCTTTACGAAATTGGAGAGCATCGATTGCTTTGTGGCGACTCGACCGATTCAGACCAAGTGGCGAAGTTGATGAATGGGGAGAAGGCGGATATGGTGTTTACTGATCCTCCTTATGGAGTAGATTACGAAGGAATAAATAATGATGATAGAGGAGGATTAGAGGATTTATTAAGGGGTGCGTTTGGTAATATGATGGTAGGCACAAAAAACGGAGGCTCTTTTTATTGTTTTCATTCTGATAAGTGTTCTGATATTTTTAGTAAAGTTTACAGAGAATTTTGTCACTTCTCTTCAATGATTATTTGGGTAAAAGAAAGTATAGTTTTAAGCCAAACAGACTACCAATCTAAGCACGAACCTTGTATGTATGGTTGGTTTGATAATGGAACACATAAGTGGTATTCAGACAGAAAACAAGAAAGCGTATGGATAGCAAAAAGTAAAAGAGAAGAAGGTCACACCACACCTAAGCCTATTGAGATAATCACGAAAGCTTTAAATAATTCAAGTAAAGTGAATCATTTAGTTTTAGACTTATTTCTTGGCTCAGGCTCAACAATGGTAGCATCACACCAATTAAAGCGAAAATGCTACGGAATGGAACTTGACCCTAAGTATTGCGATGTGATTGTAAAACGAATGATGAAACTCGACCCGACATTGGAAGTAAAACGAAATGGAATTAACGTTAATAATGAATTTAAATAATAAAAAATGATAGAGAAAGTAAACCCACAACACCCAGATAAATTAGCAGACCGAATAGCAGGAGCATTAGTTGATTATGCTTACAGTATAAATGAAAATCCAAAGATTGCAGTAGAGGTTTTAATAGGACACGGATATTGTACTATTATATCCGAAACAACTGTTAATACAAAAAAGAATATAGTAGATAATATTGTTAAAAGAATAGCAGGAAAATTAAAAATTAATTATATAGAAGTACCACAAGACATATTTTTAAACAATAATCAATCAGAAAAAACTAAAGCAGGGGATAATGGAATATTCAAAGGCATACCTATTGACGATGAGGTTAAGGAGCTTTCTGAAATATCAAGGAAGATATATAAAAAATATCCTACTGACGGAAAATATATATTAGACAAAAAAGACGGTAGGATTATTATTTGCCAATCAAATTCAAATTCAAAAGAGTTAAATGAGTATATTGGTAATAAATATGACTTAGTCATTAATCCTTTAGGTTTTTGGACAGGGGGTATTGATGTTGATAGCGGTGCTACAAACAGGAAATTAGGTTCTGATATGGGTAGAGCAGTTACAGGTGGTGGTTTGCACGGAAAAGACCTATCTAAAGCAGATGTTTCTGTTAATATTTACGCACATTTAAAAGCACAAAAAGAAAATAAAATAATAGATATTTGCTGTGCTATTGGAGATGAAAACGTAGATGGAAAAGATTATAGCAAAATAGTTGAAATATCAAGAGATTATATTAAATCAATCGGTGGATTTGAGAAATTTGCAGAATGGGGAATAGTTTAAAATATCTCTTACAGAAATAAATGGTAAAAAGGTTTAAAATAAAAGTAAATACGGTTCTTTTTTTAATTTTAAAAATAATAAGAGAAGTAAAACCGAAGAGTATAGTAGAGCAAAAAAAACATACAAAAAAAATATTTGATTGGATAGCGTCAATATTTTTAATATCTGCAGGTATTTTAATTTCTGGTAAGTTTAAATATTTTGAATACAGTTATATATTGTTTTTTATAGGACATTTAATATATATTATAAATTTTATAAAACAAAAAGAGTATAGTTATGTAAGTGCTAATATATTTTTTTTAAGTATTGATATGTTAGGGATATACAAATGGATATTATGAAAGAAAACCAAAACAGAACCGAACAACATAAAAAAGCAATAATAGAAGCATTAGAGCAATCGCTAGGAGTTGTAACTACTGCTTGTAAGAAAGTAGGGGTAGGTAGAACAACATTTTATCAATGGCTTAAAGATGATGACGATTTTAAAAAGCAAGTTGATGATATTAACAATATCGCTTTAGATTTTGCGGAGAGCCAACTACACAAACAAATATCAGATGGCAATACTAGTGCAACTATTTTTTATCTAAAGACAAAGGGTAAAAACAGGGGTTACATAGAGCGTACAGAAAATGTGCATCAGATACAAGAGCAACCAATATTTAAAGGCATTGATTTAGATGTTGCAGAGGACAACGGCACAAAGTAAAATCGCTAAAATAAAAAAGCGAATAAGAATAATACAAGGGGGAACAAGTAGCAGTAAAACCTTTAGTATAATTCCATTACTTATACATTATGCAGTTAAGCATCCTAGACAAGAAATATCTATAGTAGCAGAAAGTTTACCACATTTGCGTAGAGGTGCTATTAGAGATTTTGTTAAGATAATGGAATGGACAGGAATGTTTAGACCATTGCAATGGAATAAATCAAGTTATACATACAAATTTCAAAATGGTAGTTTTATTGAGTTTTTTAGTGCTGACCAGCCAGACAAGCTAAGAGGAGCAAGGCGTGATGTGTTGTTTATTAATGAGTGTAATGGTGTGGAATTTGAAGCGTATCAACAATTGTCCATAAGAACTAGAAAATTCATTTATCTAGACTTTAACCCTACCACAGAATTTTGGGTGCATAAGCAACTAGAAAACTTACCAGATGCGGAAAAGATAATACTAACATACAAAGACAACGAAGCATTGTCGCCTAGCATTGTTAAGGAGATAGAAAAAGCAAAAGAAAAAGCTAAAACGTCAAAGTACTGGGAGAACTGGTGGAGGGTGTATGGACTTGGGCAGGTAGGTGTGATTGAGGGAGTAATATTCCAAGATTGGAAGCAAATTAAAAGCGTGCCACCAGAAGCAAGGTTATTAGGACACGGATTAGACTTTGGTTATACTAACGACCCTACTGCAATTGTAAGTATCTACAAATACAACGATGAAATAATAGTAGATGAGGAGATTTACCAGACAGGACTATTAAATAGCGATATAGCAAGGCTCTGTAAGCAAAATAAGATAGGTACAACGCATTATATTTACGCTGACCTAGCAGAACCTAAGAGCATCCAAGAAATAAAGCGACAGGGCGTAAGAATAACAGGAGCAACAAAAGGCAGGGATAGTGTTAATTATGGTATCAATCTAATTCAAGAGCATAATCTAGTGGTTACTGAACGTAGTAAGAACCTCATCAAAGAATTGCAAAATTACAAATGGGCAACAGATAGGACAGGCGAAAAGTTGAATAAACCTATTGATGCTTATAACCACGCTATTGATGCACTACGTTATGCATTTATAATGGCACTTGATAAAAAGAAAGGGCAGTATTATGTTAGATAATTCCCTAAAAAAGTAAAAACTAAGAGTATAAACCTCGATATTAATTGTAAATAATTCCCTAAACAAGATGATAAAAATAAATATACCAACGGAACTTAAAGACATTACGCTAGGGCAGTATATGAAGTACAAAGCATATTTAAACGCTAACCCAAACATCACAGATAAGCAAGGTAACGACAAGGCTATAAGTGTTTTTTGCAATATTACGCTAGACCAAGTAAGCCAACTACCTGTAAGAGATTACAAAGAGATTTTAACGTATATCAATGGAGCACTACTAGAGCAGCCTAAACAACTTATAATGCACTATAAAGGTCTATCGTTTATCCCTAGCCTAGATAATATAACCGCAGGAGAATATGCAGACCTAGATGCTTATTGGTCGGAAGATGAAAGTCAATTAGATAAATTTATAAACGTGCTATACAGACCTAGAACAACAAAAGCATTTGATGACTATTTGATAGAGAAGTACGATAGCGACAAATCTGTGAGTGATGCAGTTTACTCTATGCCAATGGATGTAGTGAAGTCGGCGCTAGGTTTTTTTTTGACTTTAAGAAACGACTTACTGAATTGTACCCAGAAATATATCAAGCAACAGGTGGAAGCCAAGACGCAACAAACATAAAGCAGAATTTCGGTAAAAAGTGGGGTTGGTATCATACGTTTATGGTGTATTGTGGGGGCAACCCTTTTAAGTTAAAACAAGCAACAGAAACACCTATACGAGAGATGCTGCACTTTATAGCATATCAATCAGACCTTAACAAACTGACCGCACCTAAAATTAGTTAAATAAATGTTAAAGTTTATAAATAGTCGTTTTTATCAACAATATGGTTGTATATTTGAACCAACAAACAAAAACAATTATTATGTACTCAATAACAATATTTGACAACCTAACATCAGAAAATCAAAAAACAATAATTTTTGATACAAAAAGAAAAGCGAATAAATTCTTAAAAGACAACACAGAAAAAAGAGGATACGATTTCTTTAGTAAAGATAACAGAAGTGTTGAATATAGAAAGAACTATTAAAAATAGTAACACTTAATAACCTAAGCCACCTTTCGAGGTGGTTTTTTTTGTAACATAAATTTGCGTTACTACGTTATAAATGTATGAACGCATACACACTATTACTCAACTATTTATTTGAATTGCTGCAAAGTGACACCGATGTAAACACTATCACAGAGGGAGAGCAACTAGACCGCATTGATATAAGCAAAAAGAACATCTATCCACTAGCACACATTGAAGCCAATGATGGGGTGTTTACGGATAATGACTTTCAGTTTAATTTGTCGGTAGATATAGTAGACCAAATAGACTATAACAACGAAATAAAGACAGATAAATTCACTAGCAACGATAACCGTCAAGACGTTTATAATACCTCGTTACAATCGCTTAGAAGGCTTTATAACGAGTTAAAAAGAAACAATAATATAAACGTCAATCCAACAGGTACTGCAAATTTTCAAAAAATAAAAGAAGATAAAAATGATTTAGTAGGCTTTCAACTTACAATGACTATCAGCGTACCTAATGACATAATGAGCCTATGCGAGTAGAGGATGTTTTAAGGACGTTTGGTAAGCGTGTTCAGCAACAAGCTAGAGCAAACCTAACGAGGAATAAAATGAATGCGTCTGGTGGCTTATATGATGCTACTAAATACGATTTACAAGTAGGTAAGAATAGTTTTAGCCTATCGTTTGAGATGCCAGAATATTGGCAGTATCAAGATAGTGGGGTTAGCGGTACGGAAAAGAAATATAATACACCTTTTAAGTACACTAACAAGAAGCCACCCGCAAGAGTATTTGAGAGTTGGGCAAAGCAAAAAGGAATTAAGCCACGAGGGAAGGATGGTAGATTTACGACATTTAAAAGTTTTGGCTTTGCAGTGGCTAATAGTGTATTTAAAAAAGGTATCAAACCTACTAAGTTTTTTACCAAGCCTTTTGAAAACGAGTTTAATAAATTACCAGATGATATAGTCGAAGCGTACGCACTAGACATAGACAACCTTTTAACATTTACAACAAATGGCTAATAGCAAAATAGATATAACATTTTTAGAAGCGTTTGAGCCTAACACTGCTACAAATGCTTTTATAATTCCTTACAATAATTTCAGTACACAAACAGGGGGGATAATAGAGGAGAAAATAGTAGTAACAAGAAGCAATCCTAATGAGTTTAGCGAGGGTACAGACGCAACAGACCAAGCTGATAAATTTGAGGATGCTTTAATATTAGACTACGGAAGTGGGTGGACAATAACAAGAGCAGGTGCAGTAGTTACTATAACGGCAACCGACCCAAATATAGAGTTTTCAGAGCCTTTTATTGGTTTGCCTAATGATAGCCGTATATCCTTTGTAATTACAAATAATAGTAATAACATACAAGTTACAGACGGAATAAT